AGGTGCTTCTAGCAAAAGCCAGTTATCTGAGTTACTACTAAGGGATGGTACTTTCTGATAGTAAAGCAACTCAAAATCTGTGTCTACTGACGGAGTTGGGTACAATTGAAATTGTCCATCTGCGTGTGTGTACATACGAGGTGTGCCTGTGGCATTCTCGTTAGCGGCTCTTTTGTCCGCCATTGCATCTCTAGAGACTAGGTTAACAACTGTAGTGCCTGAGCCTGTAAGATGTAATCTTATTGTTTCTATCCAGTCTGAAGGTACTTGCATGTACTCATCACCACTAGATTGTTGACCACTAGACCTTGCTTCCATTTTAAAGTGTCTAATGTCTCTGTTTATTTGTGCTTCAGCTAAAGTAATAAAGTCAGGTATGACTGCTGTAAGGTCATCTCTGTTTAAAAAGTCAGCTATAGAAGCTTTTAGTCCTGTGTAATTAGATAAAGCCATTAGTAAGGTCTCATTAATCTATCGAAGTTTTCTGCTTCGTATGATGGTATTTTGTTTTGTCTTAACGCTTCAAGAAACGCAGGTCTTTGAAAATCATCTAATTGCATGTATACATTGTGTTCGTCATCAGTCATGCTATTCACTAATGCTTCTGTAGCATCCATTGTATACGCATTTGCCTCAGCAGGTGTATCAAAACCTCTACTATCAGGAAAACCTAAACTGTTAACAACAGGTTGTGCCATTGCGTTTAGTCCTCCACCAACTGCTTCTGCTCCTGCAAACATTAATGGGTTTGTGCCACTAGCATTGTTTGTTCTTACCATTGAGCGCATGTTAACAGGGTCTAAATTATCTGTAGTTGTCATAGGATTAGTAGCTGTTTCACCACCCATCACGCTTTTCAAGAAATTGTTTTCTTGTATTTTACCTGCGAGAGGAGTTCCACCACCAAGACCATCCATAACACCAGTCATAGCTCCTTGAAAGCCACCTTTAAGTCTGTCCATGTATTCTTTTAAGGCTAATTCATATTCATTCATAAGATGTCCTCTGTTTAATTAAGCGTAAGTATATCATTTTTTTTTATAATAATCCTGTTCTTTGTTCTTCCTCACCTGACAACAAACTCATTGGCATAGCTAATCCAATAAACTGTAACTCAGGAAACTCTTTAAATAATTTTAAACGTTCAGCTTCACTTCCGTAACTTAATATTTTTTTAATGCCTTTTTGTTTGAGCAATTCTATAATTTTTGGTTTTGTATCTTCAGGAATAATTGCACCTTTAAATTCAGCTATGTCTATTATTTTGTTTGGCTTTGCCTCAAAGTATTCTGTTGCTAATAAACCTGATGTTGGTTCTTCTGATATGTCTGTCCTATTTCTTAACTTAAATACTATCTCCTCAGCTTTCTTAGCTTCATCAGGCATATAAGCCATATCATCTATTAATTCTTTAGTTATGCCATTGTTAGCTAAAACTTCGTCAATAAAAGCTACTCTATATTTGTTTTGTTTAAAGGGTTTTAAATCATTTAATTCATCATGTACAGAGTCAAGTAAAGCATACCAATCATCATCAGGCAATGCGTTTTCAGAAAACCCATCACTTTCTAAAATGCCACGTTGCTGTTTTATTTCATCTAAATTTTTGAATGGTTGTGTTGCTAAAGCATATGTTTTGTTAGCACTTACATGATTTTCTGCTCCAACGTTTTGTGCTTTTTTCTTACGCATTTCTTTTAAAGCAAGTTCAGCAGAATAAGGAACATCAGGCAATATTTCACCTGTAGTATCTGACCTATAACCTTTCGGATTGTGCATTACTCTTATAGACTCACCTAATAATTCATCTGAAGTCATATCACTTGAAAATCTTGATAATCTAGGCTCATTATTATTTCTAAGAATGCTGTCTATCTCTGACCTTGCTTGTGCTAAAGTATCAAATTGATAAGGGTCAAACCCTCTTTCAATCATTTCATCTATTTCTTTGAAGTTTCTTTCTAATATGCCAGTATGGTTTTCTTTAAGTTCAAAGTTACGTCTAGCTTTATCATTAATGTATTCTCGATTTGTCATACCTTTAGCTTGTGCTATACCACCACCTGTATATAATTCATCAGGATTTGGCAAAGGTTTAGTGCTACTAACAAATCTTAATATATCAGGGTCAATCTTGTCAAGCACACCTTGTGGGTCTACGTAATTTAACTGGTCATATGGCGCACGACCTGAATACATATCTGTAGGATAAACTTTTGTGTCTCTACTTGGTGTAATCATTTCAGGTGATGCTAATAAACCTATTTCTCCATAACCACGTAAAGGTGTATCTACTTTTGATATTCCAATTGATGGCATAGGTATACCAGTATTTTCTAAATGTTTTTCTAATGCTTTTTCTGTTAAATTATGTTGAGCTATCATTGGGTTTGGTATAACTGGTACTTCGTTTCTTTCAAACATTTCTGCTGTTTTAGCATCGAATATTAGATAGTTTTCGCTGTCATACAAATCAGGGTATTTAGTGCTTAGGTCATCTGCCCAACGTCTTCCCATAACACCATTGTCATGTAAATATTTAGAAACTTCTAAATTATGTGTACTCATGTCAGCAGAAGGGAATTGTTCAGCACGTCTATCAACAAAGAAATCATATAAATCAATACCATTTTCAGGATGTGGAAAATCTCCTAATGCGTTTATTTCAGCTACAATTTTGTCTTGCTCAATCTTGTTACCTGAGTTCTTTTTATATGCTTCTACTAAATCCATATAAGCACCATTTTCTTGTCGTATTAAATTTTTAACAGCTTCAGGTTGGTCATATACTGCTTTAGCATCATTAAGAAACGTAGACACGTATTCGTCTTTCACATCAAACTTCATTAAACTAAATGGTTGGTCTGACCACAATTCTTTATACTCTTTAATAGCTTCTTTAAGTTTTGGCAAATCAGGATGGTCTTTGTATTTATCTAACAACCAACTCACTTCACTTGGTGTAGCTGTATCGTCTCTGACTTCTTTCCACATATGAGAAACTATTTCGCTTTTGTTGTCACCAAAGTCTGCTTCACGTTTTCTAGCAACAACTTCATCTTGAAATAAATCAAAGTCTGTAGTGTCATACGTTTGATTGTATTTGTCTATTTCACCAAAGTATTGTTTTGATGTTGATGCTCTACCCCCCATGTAAAACCCTGCACCTTTAACATTGTTACCTTCACCTGTTAACATAAACTTGTTATCTAATTCAGTAAAGTTTCTAGGTGAGCCATGCCACATCATTAAGAATTGTCTAGGGTCAGGTATAAACTGACTTGTCATTTTGTTGTTAGCTAATAAGTCAGCAGGGTCAGGCAATGATTGCAATGTGTTTCTAAATGATTCTTTAACAGCAGGATTGTTTGCTAAATCAGCAAGTTTTTTTGCATTGTATCCACCACCTAATGCAAGAGCCATAAAATCTAATGGATTATTGGCTATCGCATCTGTTAAATTATCCCAACTTGAAAATGTATTTTTTAGTGTATCTGCAAATGCATTGGCTGTAGCTCGTTGTTCAGTACCAATGTCTTCACTTATTAAACCACCTGATAAATTAAGTACACCACCTGCTATTAAATTACCTACAGGCTCTATTGTTTCTTCAGGAACTCTAAACATACGAGAACCTTCTCGATAAAAACGACCTGCATTGTAGTCAATGTTTTCAAAGAATCTTTTAAATTTGTTTGGGTTATCTGAACGTTCTGCATACATCCATGCTTGTGGAGTATTGCCATACTTATCAGGAGTCAAACGCTCTAACTTTATAGCTTCTTCATCTATGTTTGCTTGTTTTACTTTTTCTTGTGATGGGTCACTCATAAATGACCATATACCACCAAGCGTATCACCAACAAAGTCACTTGCACCTTCAGCAATGTTTGACATAAGGCTGTTTAATTGCACAGGTTTTTTATCAGGCTCTTGTAGCAAACTCATACTACTCCTTGCAAGTTTCTCCTTAATGGTTTATCCCAGTTCTCATTAAAAGGCTTGTAGCCTATTGCCATATAGCGTGTGGCATCCGCACCATGTGAACTCCAATCGTGTCTCGGTCTCATCCTCCAAGTCTTACCATTATCATCCCACTCTCTGCTGTAAGCCTGTAAGGAATCGATAAGTTTCTCACATGATACCTCATCGAAATAGCATTTGTCTAGCATTGTTCTGACTTGTTGTATGCCATCATCAATCAACAATGATGGTGCTATCTCAATGTTGTTAATGCCTAAGTCTTCAAGCATCTCCATTCTACTTTTACCTGTGCCTAATTCCCTAACTCTAACATCATGTGGTAATACGTGTTGTTCATAAACATAACCTTTATCTTGCAACACCTTAACGTAATGCTCTAGTCCTACACCTGAGCCTTCATAATAATCAATAATATGTATCTCAGCTCCTATGAATTGTGCAAAGACTATTGATGTGCTGTCACCTATACCTAAATCCCAACTTGTAACTACACCTTTGGCTCTGTCATATCTAACCTTTGTAATTCTATCTTCATCTTTGGCTCTGCGTAATTCAGCAGAATAATATGCACCCTCTGAAAATATTAAAAAGCCTCCTTCCCAAATGTGTTCGTATGACTCAGGACGTTTCTCTTTATCTTCAAGCCTTTGCTCATCGAGAACTGTTGGAAACCATGGGTTATCTTGCCATTGCATACTAACAATTTTAGAGTCTGAAGGAAAGCTATCCCTAAACCTTTCATGTGTTGCACTATACTTTGACTCAGGATTCCATGTTATCCATACCTCAGAGTTAAAGCCAATGCTCTTATCTTCTTCACGTACTGTAGGCATCAACAAATCCCATGCTCTGCCACTAACTGACTCAGCCTCATCTACCCAAGCTATAAGGATGCGAGACTGTGACTTGATACTATCTAATGAACGTCTTAGTCCTGCAAAAGTGTAAGTTATATTGCCATCCTTTGACCTAATAAACTTCTCACCTATCTCATAATAATCAGCTAACCAATCAACACTAAGAATGGCAGACTTAATCTCAGCCATTGATGACTCACCTAAAGAGTTCATAAACTCACGACCACACAATATTGTTCCTCTGACACCTGACATGCCCCAACGATAACCAAAGACTGCTGTCATTAATGCAAAGCTTCTTGTCTTACCACTCCCGCGACCTCCATAAGCTCCACGAATCCTAGCTGTGCCTTCAAAGACTGGTATTAATTTATCAGGTAATTGGACTTCAGCTACTTGACTCATGCTTACTAACTAATTGTATGACTGTTGGCTTCATAGATTCATCACTAGATGTTATGTCTTGCTCCATCTTATCGTGGTATCCATGCTTACCTAAAACAAGCTTAGTTATTGCTGAATTGAATGTGTTGTTAAGACCATTGTTTACAAGAGTTTTAGCTTGAACTTGCATACATCTGCCTAATATGTCGGAAAACCCTTTATCTTTTTGCTTTGCCCAATCATATAAAGTGTCTCTGTGAAGACCTAAATGCTCTGCCATTCCCTCAATACTTGGAATCATATCACCATACATTTGATAGTCATCTATGTAAGCAAGAGCTTTCTCTTCTATCTCTTTATTCCATTTAGTTGGTCTAGCCATTAATTTATACCCATATCTTTAACAGTCTGTGCCGCTTTCTTAAAGTTCATTGCAGTAGGTCTGCCTTTCTCACCTTTACGTCTCATGCGTTCACCACTACCTGCTTTAATTCTTTTGCGTTTTTTATGTATGTTATCCCACAAGCCATTTTTGTTTTTCGGTTTTCTTCTCATATCAATTCTCAATTAGTTAGGACACTCTTTCCACGATGGACACCACAAATGGTTGGAAGCACTAAATGTAGCATCTACTAATGTATAAATGTCCTAGCTAATTAACTCTCTCCAATCATCAGGTAGTTGTAGCTTAATACCCAAGTCAGTTTCAGCAAAGACAATTACATCATCTATATACTCACCCATCTCTTTAGTATTTAGTTCTGTTGTAGATTTTAAGACAGTTCTTTCTTTATTGCAAACTGTCTCTGTTTGTATCTCTAAAAATTCTTCTCGGCAATGGTCATGAATAGCATCTTTAGTATTGTAAGTCTCTTTACGTATCTGTTCTATTATCATCCAATACAATCTGTTTTGAGCCTGACTTCGTGTCATTGTGTTTGGCTTTATAGTTATGACTGCTTCATCTGTATCACTACCCTTAAAAAAACTGCGTGTCATGTTCTCTACAATATCTGCTTTAGGTTTGTCTCTTTTGAGTATTCTACTTAACGATTCACTCACAATAAATAATCTCCTTAGTGCCTCAGTCATAATTTAAAATTTTATATGCATAATTAAACAGTAGTTCTTTCTTAATTAAGTAAGCATTTTTAGCTTCTGTATCACCATTACCCACAAACGTTTTGTATTGTAAATTGTTTTCAATAATGCAGTCCTTAATTCTATCTCGTTCTATAAAAGCGTACCGGTTTGGTGTAACAAAAACCCATGCATAAGCTTTACTTGTCATCAACCCTGAAGGCTTATCATACATTGCTACTTCTACTACAATGTTGCCTGTTTGCTCACTTTTAAAATCTTGTTTGACTTCATAACCTTTAACAGTCTCAGGAACAAATATATCCATCTCCTTACAATATCCATCAAGAATTCTAGCACTAGGATATTGGGTCTGTAATAGCTTTAAAACTTTTTGCTCTGCGTTATGTCCTACTTCTAAATCTTCTTCAAACTTACTCACGTAAAGTGTACTCTTCACCAACTATACCTGCTTTAACTAACTGTCGCTTAGTTCTAGTAATAGCAAACTCTGCCATCTCTTCAATAAAATGTGGCTTGTAATACTCATGCACTAACGAATCATATATTTGGTGACAATTAGCACATCCATAAAAACCTATGTCTCTACCTAAATCATCTGTCATTTTAGTGCCAGTTCCTGCACCATTTTTATGACAAAAGACTACTGTCTCATTACCTAAACACCCATCAAGTTTTAAGGTACATGCTTTGCCACGTGCTGACTTAGTTATTGCGTTCTGTTTCAATGCCCTATACCCCAATCAATAAATGCTTCTATTACATCTGCTACTGAATATACTACAGCAACTTCAGCACCATTATCTTTTAACTTAGCGATAAATTCTTTTTGATTTTTACTAAGTCTGCCTTTAGGTGTCAATGTTTTAGGTTTTTTAACTTCCAAAAAATAACTCATGCCTTCCCACACAAAACAAATGTCAGGCACTCCACTCTTTACACCTTCTGCTCTAAATTTTTTTGCCTCAATTTTATTACGTTTACCACCATTCGGAACAGCAAAATAACAAACACGTCTAATATCTAAATAATTGCATATAGCTTTTTGTACTTCATGCTCTTCGCTCTTCATTTACTTTTAGCTTTGTCCATAACCATGCTAAATTTTAACTGGTCACACAATGCTATAATTTGGTCTTCAATATCAGACTTTAATTTTTGGTCTTCAATTTTACTGAGCAAACTCATGAGCTTATAAATCGTCTCAGCTACATCTTCATTAGACATTAGCTTATAACAAATTTACCATTGTTGACTTCAGTAATATTAGCTTTTAAATTACCATCGTTCTGACCCATATACGTTGCTAATCCATAAATTGCTAAATGAAACTGTGGCTTGTCAGCTTTGATTCTGTGCGTTAAACCTGAAAGGCTAACTCCCATCATATCTGCACATTGTTTTTGGGTTAGTTTTAGCTTCTTAATCTCAGCAGGTATAGATTTATAATAGATTATTCCTTTATCGCTCATAGTTATATTAATAGTTAACTTAGACTTAATTATATCAAACAAGATATGTATTGCAAGTTGTTTACGTTTTTTTTCTTGTACTTACTTCTCCTTCGGAGACTTACTTATGTAAAGCTAAGGGATAAATCCCTTTTTTTAAGAGCTTTTTAAACATCGGGTTCAGTTCCTGAGCTGAGAGTTTCGGAGCAAAGAAATCCCTAACCACTAGTCAAAGCAGTTAGAGATTCACATCGGTATACAGTCCTTCGCAGTATTTATCCGTATGCCTGAAACCATTACAACTAATCAGGTCAGAGTCATCGCTACCTTGTAATAGGTACTTAGCCTTCTGCACTCTGCATTGGATTAAACTTACTGCCCAAGGTGGTTACCAATATAAGCGTGTTTATAAATCCAACATCAATCAACAGCCTCTTGAAATACATAGCTAAATCTCTTTTTTTTAAAGGTGTGAGTGCAACCAATTGGCTAGACATATCACCTTTCGTATCCTGAAAGTTGCCAATTCGTTATAAGATGGTATAATAATCCTCAAACAGCAGGGGCAACTGCCAGTTTAGCAAGACCTCTAGAGCCTTAACTCTAGGGGTTTTGTGTTTTCTAAGCATCTGAAAACTCTAAACCAAGAACTCGAATGATACACGTCTTGTATTTTTATTGCAACTTATTGTAATTATTTATTCTATTTAATTAAATAAAGCTTGACAAATGCACTCAAATGTTGTATAATTACACCGTAATTGAGATGAATTACACACTTTAACCCATAGGAGCTAGAATGAAAAAGCAAAATTTAGAAGTAACAGCAAACAACAAAGCAGTCATGATGTGGGCAGTTAGTATAGTACAGAATGACGAAAGACAAATATTTGGTGTATATACAGATATTGGTGAAGCTTACAAAGCAGAAAAATCTTTAAGAAAACAAGGCTTTGACGTAGCATTTAGAGAAACTTGCTTATCATTCGCAGACTAATTTTTAACAGGGGAGGGCAACCTCCCTACACTTTTAACACATAGGAGATACAAATGATTAACTTTATTACTAACGATGAATATACTGGTTGCAACATAACTACTCTTATGGAGGCAGGTTTTAATGAAGGTGACCAGTTTGCAACTTTTAACCAAGTTCGTAAAGCTTGGAATTTATCAGGCAAAGAACTTAAAGGTGCAAAAGCTGTTGCAAGATTAATGACAATAGTTACTAAAAAAGACAAAGAAGGTAAAGAGAAAAAAGTTCCAAAATACTTCAGCGTTTTTGAATTAACACAATTACGAGCAGTTGTTCGTAAGAATTGTGGAGAATTTGAGATAATTCGTAGATAACTTTAACAGGGGAGGTTAACAGCCTCCCTTTTTTTTTGTCTGCTATTTTTATTTAATTAAATAGACTTGACAAATCATATCAAATGTTGTATAATTACCCTGTAATCGAAATGGTTACACCTTTTAACTTTTAGGAGATATACATGGCAAATTTAGATTCTTACATTGGTAAAAATGCTACAGTTAATTACGTAACGTGCATGACTTCTGAGCAATGGGATTCACTAGGTGTTGTTAAGCAAATAGAATCAAAGAACGTAACTAGCAAACACCCTGTACTTATTCAAGGCATCTCTGAGCCAAGCGAACACTTTAACGCTGAGGTTTGGTTTAAGTTTCTTGATGACAGTCACCCAAACTTTAACGAAGGTGACAGCGATTCTATCGAAATAGCTAAATTTTTTGATAGAGCAGAATTTACACTTGACCTTGCAACTGGTCAAATACTTTAACTAATAGGAGATAACATGGAAAATTTAACAATCGTAACTGACACTAACGAATATCAAACTGTTTATGAGCAGAGTTTATACACTAGACCTGCTGTTTATTTAGACGATGAAATGCCTAAGCGTTTAGAAACACATAAAGCTATTGTTAATAAAGATGGTGACCCAATAGCAGTTGTAGGCAAGAACTACAATGTAGTGCAAGACTCTGACATCATGCCACAGTTCCACGATGTAATTATGGCATCAAGTTTAGACAAGACTGGCATGACTAAAAAGATTGAGTATTCACATAATGGTGCTAAGACTAAAGTTGTCTACACGTTTCCTGCACACGAAATGGCAGTTGATGTTGGTGACTTTGTACAGCTACAAATCATGGTTCTTAATTCATGTGATGGCACTTGGAAGTTTATGTCTATGTTGGGAGCTGTTAGACTAGCTTGTATGAACGGACAGGTTGTAGTTGATGCTTTCTCTTCATATAGTGCTAAACACACTAAAAGCCTAGATACAGACGTTGCTATCGAGAAGCTTGAGACAGCTCTTGAGGTTTACGAAGCTAACGTTAAGCTATGGCAACAGTTTGCTAAAGCAGGGGTAACTAATGCACAAGCTACAGCAGTATTTGAAAAAGTAGCAGGTAAGAGTGACAGGCTACAGGTTTTACTTGAAGAGACATTTCTTAAATACAAAGCTGAATTAGGCACAACTGTTTGGGCATTGTTTAACACATTAACTGACTGGTCTAGCCACGCTAAATTTAAGAATGAAGCTAACAAAGTTGCTACGATATACAATCGTGAGGCTAAGGTAAGAAAAGTCATTCCTTTGCTAGAATCTATGGCACAAGCCGCTTAACTAAACTGGGAGGTTAATAGCCTCCCTTTTTTTTATCTATTTAATTAAATAAAGCTTGACATTCTGTCTCAAAGGTGGTATAATAACCTTGTTATTGAGATGAAATTTTAACTTATAGGAGATGCAATGAAAAAAATTACTGCTAAACAACTTAGAACTATTATTTATGTTCGTGAGACTTTACAAAAATTTGTTGATGGTAAGCTTGAGAAATTTGATGCTTATGGTTTAGTCTTTGACCAACTAGATGCACGTAGGATTACTCTTACAAACATATGTACTATTGCAGAATCCGTTGGAATTAAAGGTGACGTAATAAGAATGCGTAGATGGCAATTTTTGGGCATGAGATAAATAATTTAACTTATAGGAGAATATATGAATACTGAAAAGTATAACAACTTAGTAAAAAAATCTTACAGCGATTGGACTCAAGCAGACCATGACCAAGGCTTTAAAGTAACTTACTCTACATATGAAGCTATGGATTATGACAACATGAAATCTGATAACCCTGATGATTGGAGTTATACAGTTTCCCAAGCTAAATACCAACCTAAAGGTTACTGGGGTAGTTCAATAATAACAGTTGAGGTATCTGACAGAGGTGTTAACTTTAGCAGGTCAAGTGGTGGTGATATAGGTGATGTAAATGGCTTGGAGCAAATGGAGTGTTTTCAAAATGCTCTAAGACACGCTAAAAAGTTCGCAATAAATTTTAACAAATAGGAGATATTATGAGTAATACAGATACAGATGACGATAACAAAATGACTATGTGGAACGGAATGCAATGGATGGTTTGGTTTGGTAGAAATGGAAAAGATAGCTCATTTCGAGCTGACCCAGTAATCATAACTGCCCCAAGATGGCACGTACAAGATGCTAAACAATGGATACAAGACCGAACTGGTTGTTACATTTCAAGCATTTCTTTGGTTAGAAATACAGGAGACGATGATGACAGTTAAAGCATTACAAGATGGTGAGTTTAACGTGTCACTTGCAGACGATGTACAGCCTGACACATTTACTGGCTCAGAGGAGATTGAAATTTTTTCTACTTGGGTCAAGGCTAAGTACACTAGAGTGTCATTAAAGTCTAGCAGGTCAATTGATACAGATATAAGAAGGTTAGCTTCTACAGATGGACGTATTGATGTAACTTCTAGTGGTGTAGGTGGTAAGGATTGGATTGTACGGAATGACGTAGACGATGCAACACTTCGTATCTTATGGTACAACGAAGTCATTTCTAAATCGTTGTACGAGTATTGTCTGCGTAATCAAGTAGACGAAATTATATTTTTAGCTTGACTTTTTATATCGGATGTTGTATAATCACATCGTGATTGATTGAATCACATTACAAAAATAGGAGCTTATATGAGCAATAATTCAAACGTAATCATCAAGCCTGAGCTTGTTGTTAAAGATGCAAAACCAACCTACTGTTTAGTTTGTGGTGACAGAACTGGTTATGGTTTTGGTAAAGAACCTACACGTCACGACATTCATTGGTGCAATACACCTTGTTGGAAAAACTTTTTTGGAGAGAAGTAATATGGAAACAGCAAAAGAACTTAGAGCAGGTGACGAATGGCAATCGCAACACGAAGCAAATTTTGATAATGCTCGTGACGAATGTATGACTGAAGCTGACAACATTGTTATGGAAGTTGAGCATATCGTACACGACCTAGACCAAACACTAGATGTACAAAATACTTTAATCCTAGCTGAAGCTATTAACAGAGTAATTGAACTAAGATACTACACGTACATAGACCAATTCAATAGTGTAGCTTACGATTATGATTTTACTGATGACATCAAGATGATGCTACAGGAACGTTTATCTTTTGAACTGGAGGTTAGATAATGGCTGATATTAATGGTGTTGAATTGTCATACGCTACTAAAGATGAGTATGACTTCGAAGGTGGTGAATACGATGATGGTGAAGTACAGACTGCTATGGAAGAAGATTACAATGGCAATGCACAAGTAACTGCCAAACAAAGACTTGCTACTATTCAGCAAATTTTAGACGATATGCAAAATCTGAATGGTAGAAAAGGGAAGTCCAAATATGGTTTTATTAATACTAATGGTCGTAGACAACTAAGACGTATTGGACAATTTTTAAATGAAATAGGAGAAGAATTATGAGTGCTAAAAAAAGCAATCAAAAAGAACGAGTGTTAGCTTATGTTAGATTACATGGCAGTATAACTTCACTTGAGGCTATACAACATTATGGTATTACTAGACTAGCCTCAACAATTGAACAAATGGCAAAGTCAGGTCACCAGTTTGACCACGAACATCAAGTCAAAGTACAAAACAGATTCGGTGAAGAATCACGTGTTACAAGATACCATTACAAAGGTATGAAGAATAAGGAGAGCAAGTAATGGATAAAATTAAAGACTTAAAAAACATACATGGTTCTGATTATGCAATGGTTCATGAACGTGTAAAAGCATTTTGTAAAACTTATGAGAATGGTCAGATACTTACAGAAATTGTTAAAGATGAGCAAGGTCATGTAATTTTTAAGGCTCATGCTGTAGTTGATGGTCTCATTAGGGGTACTGGACATGCTCACGAACTTGAAGGTTCAAGTAACATAAATGACACTTCTCATTATGAGGCATGTGAGACTTCTGCTGTAGGGCGTTGTCTTGCATTTTTAGGCTACTCCCCTGATGGAAGTTTGGCGAGTTTTGAAGAAATACAAAATGCACAACTTCAACAGTCACAAATTGGCATTCACAAATTAACTTTAGATGTAGCTACTACTTATATCTCTCATGTGTTTCGTTTAGCAATAGATGAAGAGAATGAAGAGCAAATTGCTGAGTGTCAGAAAGATATGCGTGGCAATGACCCATTACGTTCTGCTGTAAATGCTACTCTTAGTGATGAGCAAAAAGAATTTTTGATTGAACGTCAAAAACAAATGACAGCAGATAGAAAAGCTAAATCTGAACAGAAAACAGCAGATAATAAAGCACGTGCTGTAGAATTTGCTGAAAAACAAAAGAACTCAGAGGCTAAGTAGCACCTACGCTGATGTCGGGGCATCCTATACCTCGTTAGTTAAAGACAAACGCTACTGGATTGACTGCCCTAAGCAGTCACCTAATTTGTTAAGGAGTATTTATGATTGTTGGTTTTAATGATAATTATTTAGAATGTGTCAGCACAAAGTTGAAGCTAGAACAGGACAGATATTTTGAAGCAATGTTTGAAGACAGAGATATAGATGCTGTAAGACATCAAGCTAAGATAGATTTTTTAAAAAGTTTGATGTACAAAGGCGATGAATTTATACCAAAATTTTAAGGAGAAGTAATGGTTAACAAAGTAATACTGGTGGGTAACCTCACTAAAGATGTAGAGTACAAACATGCAAGTACAACAATAGCTCTGCTTAATTTAGCAACTAATGAATCTTGGACAGATAAACAAACTGGTGAAAAAAAGTCTAAGGCTGAGTATCACAGAGTTGTTATTTTTGGTGTACTAGCTGATGTCTGTCAAAAATTACAGCTTCGTAAAGGGTCAAAACTTTACGTTGAAGGTCAGCTAACTCACAGAAGCTACGAGCAGAATGGTCAAAAGAAATACATAACAGAGGTCAAGCTCTCAGGCTTTAATTCTGCCTTACAATTGCTAGATACTAAAGGCGAGGCTAAGGGAGAAATGGAAATAGGCGATTTAGGAGAACCTAAGCCTTCTCTGCAACCAATAACACCTGTTGCTTCTGATGGATTTGAGAACGACATGGATGACATCCCTTTTTGATATGAAAAAACTAACACTAATATTTGCACTTGCTTTGACTGGCTGTAGTGCATTGACAGACAGACTATCTGAGGAAGACCCTCTACTGATACCACCAAATATAATTGATGATGACGTAGGACAGATAATTTGTAAAACCGAATACCCAAAGATGTGTGATGGGTTCTTAACTGATAAAACAATAGATATTAAGGAGTAGATATGAGCATATTTAATCGTAAGTTAGACAGGTACAAGCCATACATAAGTAGGTCGTTAAACATTGAGTACATGAATGCAAACTTTACAAAAGAATCATTAGAAAAAGTTTGTCGTAAATACAATTATGAAATTGACAGACGTAAAAAAATGTCAACTATAGTGGATGAAATCTATGACCTTATTGTATGAAACTTTTCTACCAATAATTTTATTAATTATTGTAGCATTCATTGGTATGGGTTTAGTCATGCTCCTGATGTCACTAGGAATGCCTGATGAAGAAGAATAAATTTACTGATGAAGACTTAATGGCTTTTGCTGATAAAGAAACTAAAGGCGAGAAAGCTATGGATATTTTAAGTGTGCTATTGCAGGGAGACGATGAAGCAAGAGAATTATCTGCTAGATTGGATGTCTTTGTTGATACTCGAAATGCATTAGTAAACAATATAATTAAGGAGAACAAATGAAAGATTTAATTAATGCCGCTAAGGTAATTAAACATATGTGTATTTGGGTTATTACTGGTTCAGCATTGTATATTGCAATGTGGTTTGCTCAGTACGAACAATACATACAATGAGTTCAATACGTACAATTGTCTACACATTAGATGATGGACAAAAAATAACAGCACGTGAATTAGCAAAAATTTTAGGAGTATCAGAGTCAGCTTCACGTAATAGATTAAACAGAAGCTCTGACCCTAAAAAAGTTTTTAAACCTTACAGTCCATCAAATGGTGGTAAAGCTAGAGGCTCACAAAAAAAACGAGAGCAGGATGCAAAAGATAAAGAAGCAGAAATGATGAAATTTGCACTAAAAAACATATAGTTAGTAATTTTATTTAATTAACTAGACTTGACTTTTAGTATCAAGTATGGTATAATGACTTCGTCATTGAAATAATATGACGTGTTTTAATACTATATAGGAGTAGATATTGAAAGCAGTTAACACACACTTTATGCGAAAAAATGGTCGACAGCAACATCGCATGGCTCTCGTAGTTAATGAAGGTCGCAAGTGGACTCATGTTATCTTTATGGAATACCCAGTCCAAGTTGAGAAAGTTATTAACAACGAAGCACAACGTTTTGATTATGTACCTAAGCTTGACAGAAAGTTGTTTAGGCACATGCAGTCAATGGCTAAGATTTGGTATGGCAGAAAATCAAATGCACCAAAGAATATCCAGTCAGCATTGTGGGGTAACTCATGAGCAAGATAAGTAAAGAAGCTTATGAGGTTTATGGCAAAGTCTACAAGATATGGAAAGACTCAACTGGCAATGCATCAGTTGGTAAAAAGAGTGATGGTAAGAATCCATCACCTTATCCATTAGCCAAAAGATTTGTTAGGGAGATATGGAAAGAAGTTATGGGGGAGAAGTTTCCCTATGAGTTTCTTGAGGTATCCGGTAATAGAGAAAGTTGGATAAAACACAAAAGCTATAATCAAAAATACTTTACTATTAATCCTAATAAAGGATGGCAAGATTTAAACCATGCTATCGGACACTTAATGGCTTTTAAAAAGTATCCTAGAAAACGACCTCATTGTGCAGAGAATGCATGGCTTGAGGTACGAGGTGCAGAATTGATTGTAAGAAAATACCTTAACAAATAATTTTGTTTAATTAACCAAGGGGAGGCACTAGCCTCCCTTTTTTTTATTCAGGTTTTAAGTTTCTCTTCCTGTGACCATTCCAAGCCATGAACCCACCGAGCCTCAACGCATAATAAGCTAGGTAATTAATTACTTTAAATCCATTAACGTCAATGCATATGTCTCTAAACAATGCATCAGCTTCTTTTTGTGTCATCTTAGCTGTGTGTCCTTTCTTGCCACCTAAGTTTAATGACTCGTACTTATATATCCAATCGTGGACTAATCCTCCTGAAAGAAGGACTCCCATAGGACTTAGCCAAGAACGTGCAAATTTGGGTACACTAGCACCATCAAAAACGAATCCTTTAGGTATCTTATAGTACGTTGGATGCGTATTGCCTTCATGCGTTATTGCAAACTTCCAGTCTTTAACTATTTCCCACTTTCTTGTTGTTGCTATCCACAACCAAATACCACCAAACAAACCTTTGCTTTTTGTTTCCATTGGCACAGGTTTCATGTGTGGCATATCTTGGTACTCTATTTTTATAGCCATAGTTTCTCCTTATTTCTTAGCTAATTGCGCTCCGAAGTAGAATTCTATAATCATAGTTGCCCATGAGAAAACTTCTTCTAGCTTTAATACTGCACCTGCTTGTACAGTTACATATTCAATTGTATCTCTTGTAAGTTGGAAACCCAAAACGGATATTCCTTCAACTATATGAGGCACAACTGTTTCAATGTTCATTAGTGGTGGTGCAACTTGTGTAAATATTATTAATGCTAATATTACAAAAATTATTACTCTACGATTGAGAGCCGCCATTGGACTCTCTTTGTCTGCTCTGTCTCTTGCCTGATTAATAGAATCATTACGAGCTTGCAAACCTTGCATCATGAGTTTCTGTTGCTCTTGTGCGGCATGTTGTTTTAGAGCAAACAATTTAGCAACAAAGCCAAGTGCTATTGGTGCTATGTTTGTAAGAAAACCTATCATATAAGTTTCATTAAGAAATCACCTAATCCAATGTCAACAGTTGTCATTACAACAAATGCCAATATCAAACCTTTGCCCATAGACATAAATTTTAAATTTAGATTTTTGATTTCTCTGACATCCTTATACAAATCTTCAATTTGTTTTTCGTGTCTGTCTAATTGTGCTTGTTGTTTAGCTGTCATTTTTTATATGGTGGTTTTTTACCTTTACCTTTTTTCATGGTATCTCCTATGTTATCAGTTACTAAGTGGGTTGTCTAATGACTGCTGTATACGCTTCATTAGTTTTTCTTCCATATCGTCCATCTGTATATCAAATTTATCAAGCTTGTTATCCATTGTTGTAATCCGCACATCAACAGATTGTAATTTAGTGTCTAACCTATTTTCTAGATTATATTGTGCTGTGCGTAATCTAGCAAGGTCTTCTTTTAGCTCTACCTTAATTTCTTTAGCTACTGTTTCAACTCTTAGTACATCTGCTGATGTCTTAGCCATTTGTCCTGCAATAGCATCTAAGTCCAAATTTGCGATTCCTTCAACTTTTTGATACATTAAGAACCCTCCATAAAGTGAACCAATAATCGTTGAAAGGAGAGCAAATGCACCTACTAGCTGTGTATATGTAAACCTCAGACTTCCTATCTTTAGTCTTTTATCGACTAAGCCTTCAATTTCTGCTACCTTGTCACCTAAATCAGTTGTCAAATCCGTCTCCTAATTGCATAGATTTTAACAGTTCTATTTCTTGTCGCAACTTTTCTACTTCTAACCTACGTCTTTGTAGCTCAAGTTGATAAAGCGTGTTACAGTTGATGCGCTCTCTTGGTGCATCAAGAGGTATAACAATTCTTGCGTAAACACCTATTTGTTTTGCTTCAGGGTTGTTTGGGTCTTCTTTGCCAATGATTGGTGTCACAGCGTTGTTTACAATGCCTGTCATTCCGACATCGAATACTGTTGAACCGCCAATGCTATTGCTACAGTCTAGGTCACCTGCTTTAATACTGTCTGTACCAAAAGATGAACCACCACTTGGCAATTGTAGGTTTAAGGATGTGCTACTGTTAGCTATAACTTGTGTACTAAGCATAAGCAATAGCAAACATTTTATTTGAATTTTGAACATATCCTAGTAGCTAACAAAGTTTGACTCTCATCGTTACTCCTTAATTTAGATAAAGAACAGACATATCTAGCTTCTGTTATGTTACTTTCCCTAATGTATATATCAATTTTAACTTCTTGCAAGTATTCGACAGGGAGAATCTTATAAGCTGTCACAAAGGGTATTGGTTGCCAATCCCCATCGAATACTCCTATTTCATAATACTCTATATCAGGTCTAGAATTCCACAACCTGATTTGTGTTTTTTTTACTTCACTTATACCACTCGTTTTCCAAGTAGGATAAGTAGGTGTTTGCTCATGACTATGTACTGCGTAATTAAACAGTAACAAACATAATGCTATTGAGCTACGCATTCAGCTAATACAACTGCTTTATATGCACCACCCGGAAACGCTCTGTTACCACCATATACAGCTACTGACGTTGATTGTAGCCAAACACTACCTGCTACGCTCAATGGGTAAGAACGCATTGCACCAGTTGTAGTTGATGCCGCTTGATAGCCGCTCATGCCATCTGCACCTGTAGCTTTTACAGACACAGCACCAGTCCACGTTACATTGTCAGACAATGATGGACTTGAGCTAAAGCTAGTTGGGTATGTTACTTGTGCGTAATAAGCATCAGCAAGTGTAGTATCAAAGCGAATTACAGGTACTTGTCCATTACTGGCAGGGTCTGTAGTTAGCGTATAAGCATTTGGGTTGCCATATTTACCATCTGTTGTTGTAGCTACTGTACATCTGCTTTCCACAGTTCCATCAATATCTGCCGCTATAATTGGTGTTGCACTAAGGATGAAGCTAAGTGCGATTAATAGTTTTTTCATTTGTATTGCTCCTCTATCATTTCGTTCATTCTCGCATCTTGCGATAAGCTCCTTAATGCTCTCCTATTATCCACTATCGTACCACCTTGTAAAGTTACAACATCAGGGTAATAATTGTCAGGTATCGTAGACACATAGTAGTTTGTTAAATTAGTTACATTGTTTAATTGTTGTAATATGACTGACTGTGCTATTTCATTAGCTATAGTCAACGCATTTTCAACATCAGCTAACATAAATTCTAAAGATTCTTCATCCTCTTCTTCCTCTTCTTCTTTTTCAGCTTGTTCATCATCTAACAATTTTCTGTCTGTTTCAGCTTGTGCAATAGCTACTGACTCATCTTGCAAAGCATCATAATCAGGTATGTCAGGCAAAGGTGGTGGCTCAGGTTTTTTATATCCCGGACAATTTGGGTCACTTTGTGGGTCAAAACAAGGGTCAAATCTGTAGATGTATCTTACATCAGCATTTTCTATACTACCTGTACCTTCTTCTTTAAGTCTACCATTACCAAAAAGTGCTAGAGGTGTATAAGGCAAAGCTATAGTTCTTCTTACTTCAATACCACCTTCACGCTGTGACCAGTTCTGTACATCCTGAAACACATAACCACCACCTACTTTATCGTTTTCAAGTGTAACAACGTAATCATCTTCTTTGTTTTTTATAGGTGTGTATCTGTAAGTGACACCTGATACATCCATGCCACCAATACCATCAGCACCGAGATAAGTTGGAGTCATTGTCCACTCTAAGCCACTTATAGCTACATTAGGTGTGTATCCAAAGCTGTAGGCTTGTATGCTAGAAGAACAAAAAAGCAGAAGCGATAGCACCCATAATCTTGATTGCATCATCTCTTTTCTCCTGTGCAGATTTTTCATGTTCGCGTGTAGGTACAGGTATGTCTTCTGTATGTACTTCCCATGCGGCTGTTGCTTCCGCACCTATTTTGCCCATATAGGGGCAGGGAGTTCCCGCCATAGCCATCGCTCTGTGAATTTCGCCGGAAGGGTCAGCGCATAATAATGAAACTGCCGCAACTTTCATACCAAAATCATACAAAGTTTTAGCGTTTTTTAGTCTCAAGCAATTTTCCTCAGTATATGTAGCACCAAGGCTTAATGAAAATATCTGTGTACCCATTGCACCACTAGATGAAATTGTACAAAGGTCTGAGTTATTACCACCTACGTTTGGAGATATGGCACTTGGTGGAGGTGATTTAACTGTCGTTTCGTTAGTTCCTGTCGTAGTCACAGTAGATGTCGTGTTTTGCGTTATTGAGCTTTCGTCTACTGCAAGTACAGGAAACACAAAAACTATCCAAAAACAGGCAACTATGCCAAATGCTATTGTGTTGTTAATTTTTCTGTTCATAATTACCTTCTCATACAAAACCCATTAATAGTAAGTCTACCATTTGCAAAATTAGTACCATAATCACCCCAACTACGATGCACTATATTACTATTGAACATTACTAATCTATTTTGTACAAAAGAAGCTGAAGCAATTTCACCTTCTAATGGTTTTAATTTTTTTTCTTCATCAAGCGTTGCAAAAAATTTTGTTCCTGAATTTAAATTTGTTTTTGACATATATATTAAATATGCCCAATCATATGGGTCAGTATGTTTATATTCGTTTTTTTCATCTTTGGCTAATTTTAAATATGCATACTGGTTTTGTACCCAACTTCCTTGAGTAAATGGAGAGCCACTTCTTTCTAATAATCTTATAACATAATTATCAATTAATGGATATTTTATTGACCAATCTTCTGTTCTGACACCGGGATAAACAGCATCATTTGCAATGTTTACGTCATTGTCTTTATCAAAAAAATCCATTTGTTTTATTTCTTGATTAATTAAATTAAATGATTTTTTATCTAAAAAATTGTCTATTATATAAATCATTATGTAAATGCAATCCAATTTCTATCTTCATAATGCTCACTATCTTTTAACGTAATAGCAAAACTTAAACTAATTCTTTTATTTGTTATAGGGTCAATTTGATGATAAACATCAACTGGTATAAAAGCGTAATCACCATTAGAAAGGTTTTTTTCAATCATGCCTTTTTCTGTCCATATTTTGCAATTAATTTGTCCATCTGTGACAATAATTAAATTGTGTGACACGTCTTTATGTTTATTAAAGTTTGGTAAATTTTTGTTTATAGAAAAATAAATATGGCAATCAACATTTTTTTTAAACATTGTTTCTAATTTATGACAAAACGCATTAATTTTTTTGTTTGCTTTACTACAATCCATTATGTAAGCTGATGTTTTACTTAATGCATCAGCTATTTGTGTCGGCATCCATCCATTAGTTTCTGTTGCCCACCAAGGATTGTTCCATTTATATTTCAAATTAGCATAAGGAACGTCAACAATAACAAATCTGTCATCTGTTATAAATGGTCTTAAATTAATAAGCGTTTCTAATTGTTTCCAACTAAACATATTTTTTGTTGTTGAACCAAAATGTGGTATTAAATTAGATATTTTGTTTTTATTTAACATTTAGTATTAAATGACATTGAAATTCTTTCTTCTTTTTTATTATTGTTTGGCAACACGTAATGATTTAACCAAGATGGAAACAAATACATAATACCTTCATTAGCTTCTAATTCCCATTCAGACGAATTATATGTTGTCCAATTAGATATTTTCTGATTTGTATTGTAGTACGACAATAAATCAAAAGCAGGATGTTTAAATACAATGTTGCCACAATCTTTTGGAGTATTAATATAAAAAACTCCTGAAATGTCAGCATCAGGATGATTGTGTGCAATGTTAGTATTGTTCTGACTATTAATGTTTATCCACAAATTGCTAATTTTTTGTGGTTCTTCATTGACAATAGGTCTAGCAAAATTTAGCGAATGTTGTTCAATTTCTTTGATTAAAGGTTTCAAAACTTTGTTTTTTAAATTTACATCGTTAGATTGATAACCACCACGATTGCTAATTATTCTTCCACTATCTTGTTTTTGTTGTTTAAAACAGTAATTTTTTAATTCTTCTAAATTTATAGTATTTATAAACACACTATAAACTGGTATTTGAAATATATTTTGTACCTGTATCATTTTTCTCCTTATATGTAACCCATGTTTAAAACTAATCTATCAGCAACATCTGTTTGTGATACGCATGTGTGCATAATTTTATTGTTAAATTTAACAAGTCTATTTGCTTTACTTTTTATTTTTGTTCCATCTTCTAATAAGGTAAATCCATTGTTGTCATTAACATACAAAATTGCTATTTTTGCATTACTGTCTAAATCGTAATCTCTATGCCATCCACCTATAACTGCTTTATTAGTATTTGTAGTCAAATTCATTTTAACTTTCAAAACGTTTTTTGCTTTTAATTTAAACAATATAGGATAAATTACTGACACATACGGACTATTTTCGCCATGTTCATGATGTATAAAAATATGTCTAAATTGTTTGCTTTTTTCTTTTGGTGTGTATTTTTTTATTGGTGTAAATTCATTGTCTGAATTCTCATCAATTGTGTACCCTCTATACCAAGCAAAGTCATCATTTACAATGTTTATCAAATCTGTAAATTCTTCGTTTGATAAAAAGTCATCAATTACTTCTATATGTTTTGGATATTTCATTTAATTATCATGTGGCTATCACCATCACTAAAACCAATTGTTCCTTTTGGTATTACATTAAAAGCAAGAGAATGTCTTTTTTCCTTTGATTTATTTTTTTCTACTTTGTGATATAGCTCACTAGGAAAAATTAAAATTAAGCCATTTTCAGGCTTATACGACCACGCTCTACTGTTTAAAATGTTGTAATTTGTTGCTTCTAAATCAAATCTTTCATTTGAAAAGTTACGAAATATTATGTCACCACATTTATCAGTTGTTTGTAAATATAAAACACCACTTACAAAACTATTAGTATGATTGTGAAACTGGCTTTCTTCGTTTGGTTCAACTTCTGTAAACCATGAAGTTGTTATGTAAAATTCGTTAGTGTAATTTAATATTCCATGTAAATATTTGTACAACTCATTGACAATAATATCTTTTAAATCACAAAGTTTTTTATTGTTTAAGACATGCAAATTCTGTTCGTCAGTTTTTGCACGATAAATATTATTTGATTTTCTAAATAAAGTTGACGTAGATATTATTTTTGATGTATCTACGTCTAATTTATTAGAGTATATGGTTTTACCAAAAAGTGTTTCTATCAAACTTTCCTCCCTAAGTTGTATAGACTATTTTATGTTTTTATGAGGGAACTGTCAAATTTCTTGCTACCCAACCTGTATTGTTATCTGCTTGATATGCTGATTCATCCCAATCATAACCCGGAAAATTATTGTCAGGCAATGCTAATGGTGCTTCCCAATCGTTATTTGAATTTAACACCCATGATGCATGAGGTTTTGGTCTTATGTATACATCCTTTGCTGTGTCGTATGTATCCCCTACCCATGCATATTGTTTTCTTATGTTTCCATTGTATGATGTCTGTTTGTATGTACCACTACCAAACAAGCTTTCACAAAAAGCAATACCAACAGCTTCTGATTCATTACCATCACCATCTAAACAATCTGCATCTGCAACGACATATACAGCAGTAACAATGTTGCTTTCATCTAATTGTGCAAAATGTGCCATATATATCTCCTAGTTTTGGTATTTATATCTTAATATAACAATTCCTGAACCGCCATTTCCTGAGCCACCATTCCATGTTCCACCACCTCCTCCTCCTGTATTAGCTGATGCTGATTGTCCACTTGCTTGCCAACCTTGTGCGCCTGTTCCTCCATGTGCTGATGAACCTCCGACACCCCAAGCCGAGCCATGAATTGTGCCTCCACCACCACCTCCTGCATAAGCTGTGCCATTAACAGACCATGTTGAAGCAGAACCTCCATCACCTCCATCATATCCTTGCCATCCGTTAGCGTTTTGACCTGCGCCACCTTTTCCGCCACCGCCACCGCTTTGTCCGTTTTCTCCACCTGAGCCTCCACCATTGCCTTCGCCTGATGTTCCTGATGCACCACCTTGTCCTGACATACCTGCGCCTCCTGTTCCTCCTCCACCTGAGCCACCTGATTGACCTGAGCCACCACCTCTAGTGCAAGATACTCCAACACCTGATGAATTTCCTCCACCACCACCTACTGTAATTGTGTAGTTTTGTGCGGTAGGTGTCATTGTGCCTGTACGCATTCCACCTGCACCTCCTCCACCTCGACCACCATTTCCACCACCTGCAACAACTAAATAATCTGTTGTTCCACTTGCCGCACCACTTGCCGCAGTTGATACTGCAAACGTACCTGATGATGTAAATGTGTGGAATTTATAGTCACCTGATGTAGATACTGTACCACCAGAAGCAACAATAGCTTGATAATTAGCAGTTCCATAAAAATCTGCCGCTAATTGTAATTCTCCTGAAGATGGTATTCCATTTGCCGCTTCATAATACTCACTTAAAGCATGGGGTTCTGAACCACCAAATTCAGTAGCTATTTCGGATAGCTTTATTTGTCCTGATGATTGTAATGCCATTATTTACTCTCCAGTTTCTCTACTTTCGCAGTAAGCTCCTTAATAGACTCAATCAGTAAAGCGTGTAGATTGTCGTAGTTTAAAGTCTTGTATGATTTACCATCGTTTTTATGAAGTGGTAACTCTCTTTCTGTTACTGCACAAGGCATAACTTTTTCAACATCCTGTGCTAATAGACCTGCTGACTCCATGCCATCTTTAAGGTATTTGTATGTAACACCTGTAAGTTGAGCTACTTTGTCTAAAGCGTGGTCAATAGGATTTATGTCATACTTTAGCGTTGCATCTGAAATTGTAGTTGAGAATGCAATAACGTCACCATCAACGTGTAAATCACCATCAGCTTCAAGTCGCATTTCTTCGTTACTATTCACAGTAAATCTTTGGTCAGTATTACCATTAAACCTATGGTTTGTAGTATTGCTTCCAATATAAGTAACACCTTTAGTTGACAAATCACCTAGTGAGCTAGACAAATGCTCTAAGTCAATAGAGCCATCAGTATAGTGTTCACTATTACAAGCGTTATCAGCAAGTTCTGCACCTGTGATTGCATCAGCACCTATTTTTGCGTTTGTAACTGCATCATCTGCGATTTTAGCTGTTGTTACATTAGCATCTGTAATTCTTGCTGTCACAACCCAATTATTAGCTGTTATAGCGTTTAGTTGTGTCTGTATTGCACTTGTTACACCATCAACATAGTTAAGTTCTGTTGCATCTGTTGTAATTGCTGTGCCACCTATTTTCCATTGACCTGCGGTTAGGTTAGGTTTAACTGCTGTAGTGCCATCTAACAAGTCATCAAGTGCATCTAAGTTTGTGTTGAGTTTTGTTCCCCAAGTATCAGCAGAAGCTCCCACTTCAGGCTTTGTCAAAGAGAACGTAGTAGTAGTTGTATCTGCCATTTATATCTCCTAAAAAGTTCCTTGCCATACTCGGAATTTGTCAAACTCACCACTAAGGATGTTTTTTCTAACAACTTCTTTTCTCGCTTCTATATCATCCCATTTAACTCCTGCATCCTTGCACCATTGAGCCATGATGTGTAAAGGTATAGAGCCTACAAGACGATTTTCACCAGTCATACCCACCTTAGCCTTTCTTAAATCATCTGCTCTGTCTAGGCTAGGTGCGTTATCAAATGTACGTGCAACCTCAATTTTATCTTCTTTTTGATTGTATTGTACTTGTTCTTTTACTTTCATATTTTTCCAATTAAAGGTGTGGAGAGCTTAACTCGGACTCTCCACATAAGTGTGGGGAGATTAAGGAGGACTCCCCACAACTCGTATTCTACCTCATTATGAAGTAGTACAATCGTAAACAGCACCTGATGCTTTCTCATTTTTAGAGATAAGCGTAAGTTCTGTTAATACTTGACGTTTAGTAGAGTCACCAGTTTTAGCTAACTCAGTATTCTTAGTAGGTCTAAGAACACCAACACCAAACATATCAGATTGCATAATAAACACATCACGACCTCTGTTCTCACGAGTCGGAACAAAATCAACTGTTCCCCAAGGAGTAACATACACGTCTACTGCATTTACAACAGCATTAGTACCACCAACAGCCGCACCAATTGTAGAGCGTTGGTTGTTCATACCAGTAAATCCTAGTGCCTTGTTCATTTGGAACGCACTTAGATATACAGTATCAGGCTTACCACCTGCTTCCCAAATAGACTGCATAACAGTATCAAAGTCTGCTTGAGTAAAGACAGTAGCTGTGCCATCTGTACGTGCTGTTGCACCCGGTACTGAACCTGTAGGGGCTGCACCACCTGAACCAACGTTAGCAACGTTAGTTTTTAGGTATGCAGGAACACCTGCTAGTTCACGTGCTGTAGTAGCATTACCTGCGACATAAGCGTTGTTATCAAACAATGCCTTCTCAATGTCTAGCTTTTGCTCTTTAGCAATCTTTAACACTTGGTATGCCATCTCAGCCGCACGACCTGCTTTATCAAGTCCTTCGTCTGTGTCAGGAATAACAACAGCGTTTTTAAAGATTTGTGTGTAATTACCTAAACGAGTAGTAGCAACTCTTGCTTCACCCGTAGTGTCATCACCTTCAATATGAGCATTGGCGGCTGATGAACGTAGTGCATCTGTCTGCCACTCATGGTAAGTGTTACTTGCTTTAACTTTTTTAAGCGATGAGTAGAAAGGAGTTTCTTCAGGAGAGATGTCATAAATAACGTTCTCTAAGTCCTCACGAATACCTTTTACGTCATAGCTGTCGAAAGTATTACTTGGCTGTGCCATAATATTTCTCCATTAACTATTTAAAATTAAGCCAAGAGCATCATCGATGCTACCTGACTCCCTAAGTTTTGCCTTTTGGCGAGAACGAATTTTTGCATTTGGAGTTGCTATTTTCTTAGCACCCGGTTTTACTACAGGTGTTGCAGACTTAGTTTTAACTTTAGCCTTTGACTTGCCTGAAATAATATCCTGATACTTCATAGCATCGTGTAATACCTTTATAGCTCGATAGTCAGATATTTGAGAAATTTCCTCAGTTGTGTAACCATACTGAGATTTCCCTGTATTGACTAACTGCTCCCTTAATTTACTGGCTTTTGTAGAGTCAGCGAAATCAGGGATTTCTTTTTGTAAAATTTGCATCTGCTCTTGTAGATAAGCTTGTTTAGCGTTCTGTTGGGCAACACTATTTTGTTGTGATGCCTGTTCGAGTTGTGCCATTTGCCTATCGTAGTTTGCCTTTTGCTCCTCATACTCAAGATTTTTTTGCATGTACCCGATAGGGTCTGCATCAAATTCTGCTTTCGTAGGTTTTATTGGCTCAGGTGCAAATCCTCCATTTTGGAGCTGTTGGTATAATTCAGCCATTTGCTGTCTTTCGTTATTCAAGGCTGTGTAGACTGCTTCGGCTTCTTTCTTTTGTGCCGCAACTTCCTGCATACCTTGTTGGACGTACTTCTGTCCACTATAGCCTTGCTTTAAGTCTTCTAAGGTTACCTGTGATTCTAGACCATTAACTTTAACAGTATAATGTTCAGTTTCTACAGGGTCTTCAAGACTGGCATCCTCTATTGGGTCTTCGTCATCCTCATAGTCCGAAGCTTCAATTTCTTCAGCTTCTTCTGTTACTTCTTCTTCAACTTCATCAGCAACTTCAGCCTCAGCAGATATTTCTTCTGTTTCCTGAGATTCTTCTATTACTTCTTCTGTTGTCTCTTCTACTGGCTCAATAATGCTACTTACAGCACTATCTATGTCAGTTATTGGGGTTTCAGTCTCGTTAGCCAAGGTACTGTCTCCTATTTAAGTTTGCGATTGTACATTGCTTCATCCGTTTTTACGGAGTCGAAATAATCATCAATCTTTCTAATTGCACATATCATGTTATGTG